AGAAAAAAATTGTAATTTGTATTTGAAATTGCCTTTCTATGCTTTCTCAATTCGTAGATATCATACATACCATAAGGAAATGAGACATAATATTTCTCTGGGACAAGCCATTTGGAGAGCTTGTTGGCCACAAACCACGCAGAATGAATTCCGGACAAAACCGACCACCCGTAGGAGTCACGACGATCGCGGTTTTTGGGTAAAACAGGGGCATAATATATTGGTATTTCCTTTCTAACCTCGGACGGATATTTGTGTTTCCTATTATAATAGACAGGATCATACACCCAGTCTCCGATTGTTTTTCTTATTATTGGCGCCATATCATCATTTGCAATAATCCATATAGTCTGACACCCGACCACCGCACACTCCACGATAGATTTTTGAATAACCACCATTGCTTCATTTATCGGAAGCATGGACACAGGAACGTTTGTCGCAAAATCAATGTTAGAGTTTGCAATGGGAATAATTCCAGCTAGGTGTACGTGATTGCTCATAAATTGTCTATTATGTGTCTGTAATTTTTGGCGGCCGGAATCATTCCAGACAACAGCTCTTCAAGTTCTGTTGATACTCTTTTTACCTTGCTTGTTTCGCGCCACTCTGGCGGCTGTGATACGACCTTTTGCCTTCCAATGGTCGATGTCTTAAACTTATAGTGCTTTGGATTTCCGTTCGGACCATAAGAAGCGAAAAGACCTTTCATGCCGCGGTGCTCCATTTCGTAAACAGTCTTAAACCTCGCCATTGTTTCAGAGTAATCAAAATTTAATAACTGATCTTCGTTTAAGCAAGATATGGCGCATGCGTCTTTTATTGCAGTTTTGCCATCAATTCTATCTGATGGATAGAACCTCACCTCTGATACAAAGTCGTCTTTAGTTTCTATAAAATCAATCTCATGCTTTCCGCCGCGATTAAAAGCCACCCAGTCATAAACAACAAAATTATTTTTTGTTTTCTCATAATCTACCAACTTGTGACAACCATCATCTCCAAAAAAATAACAAACATCAAAAGATATATTTAGTATTCTTTTATACTCGCTGGCACATACTATGTTTTTCCCGTCCCACCTCATTGAAGAACAAAAATTGGACAAAGGAACCTTTCCCTTTAAGGAAAGCAAGAAAAGCATTCTTTCCCAGAGTAATTCCTTAGTAACGCCAACTTTCTTTTCTCCATCAAATGTCGTTAAAGTTTTCGCAGCTCTAGGAATTTTAAGACACGACAAGTCAAGACCCTCTTCAAGATAATCAAACCTAAAGGGCCGATCGGGCCTCGTAAAAAAAATAGGATAGTCGTTGTTAAAAGCAAAAATGACTGCGCTTAAAGAGCTTCCGACAACTATGGCATCATATTCAAGAGGCACCCTTCTCTTCTTTGACCTCTTCCAAGAGACCCACGATATCAAGACCAGCGCAATCTATTTTGCTTTTGCTGACGTGATAGTGACTTACAAAGCCAGAATATTTACCATACGCTACTTGCTGTTCATATTTGGTTGAGTTGCCATTAAACTGATTTCTCGGGGTCTCAAATGGTATGCCGGTCGCCTTATTAATCGCAGCCCACAGCGACTTAAGAGCTTCTTTTTGGGCTGGGTAAAAATCCAAGAACGGGTCTAGCTTAGTGCCATGTACCCAAGCGCCTTCAACGAGCGATCTTTCTCCAAACCCATTGCGCACATACCAATCTTGATATTTCGGGTAATATGCATTCGAGATTTCTACTCCCACTGAGGGCCGGTTTGTCCTCTCGGAGCCGGCATGCCACGCTGCATGCTGCATGTCTAATGTTTGGTATATGGTGCCGTCATTGTCTATCAAAAAATGCACTGAGATACCGCGCTTGTCCAACACTCTCTGGCAAGAGGTAGAAGACAAGCAAACATCCCAATGATTCACAAAATATCTTATGCTTCTTTTTGGTCTACTGGTATAATCGTAGTACGAGCCCGGGCGCGCCACAAGGCCGCCGTGTTCCGACCACAGCACAACTTTTTCCCACTCAATGGGAATAAACTCTCCATTATAAACAATGTAATTTGAATATCGACAATCCTTTGGCTTGTGATCATCAATGTTTTCTTGTCGCTCGGTCCATAAGCGCCGGAAAGTCATTGGCCCACATAGGCCGTCGCCGGTCAAGCCGTGGGCCTTCTGCCACTTTTTAATAGCCCTTACAAGTTTGTCGTCAAAGTACCTTTCGCCGAACCAGTTTGGGCCCCAGCCTAATTTTGAGGCTGATGCTTCATTATAAAAGTTCTTGTCCATAAAATAATCATCCCAAAGGCGAATCAACAATTCCCACAACATAATTATCCTGAACAATATAATAAGTCACATTATTAATGCAAATTTCTTCGATCATTTTATTATCAACTGCAACAAAAGCGTGTTTTTTTAGATCGAACCGTGTATCCTGGGCCCAATCTAATACCCTGTACATACTGTGTATTTCCTGCTTTGGTTCATAATCTTCGGGTAATAGGACACTGGATGTTTTTTCCTCTGGTTGGGCTTTTTCAATTAGAATATATCTATTGACTGGTTTAAGCATTCTTCACCTCTCTTAAAATTAGCTTTTCCTGAACACGGTATACTTCTTGTGTCAAAAATATGTCTTCCCTGTTGTCGCAGTGCTTGCAATACATTGTCATGTGTACATTGTTTCCGTGTGTGGACCTGATATTTCCAACGGGTACCCAATAACATTCTCCTTTTCCAGAGCCACACCCTCTCTTAACATATCTCGATTCCATCAAATGGTTAAAATTCACTATCCCTCCTTAAATTGTGCAAGTGTCATTAGTACAAAATTTAGATCCCACACCGCCCTCTTCGTCTTCAAATCTTTGAAATGTTTTTATCTTTGAGTTCATCTTATTATATTGCCGCTTTGTTATCGCCTCGTATGGTGCCTGTTCATATACTGTTTCTTCATACTTGAGAAAAGAAACCGCCTTGAGTCTAGTTTCATATAACTCTAATGCGGTCTTTATGTGTCGGGCTTCCTCTGGCTTAAATGTAACGGTTATTGAAACTGAATTATCCGCCCAATAATATTGGTATTGGGCTGCAGTTTCAAGCTGTTCCCAGATAGAGACGTCTTTCTTTCCTTTGTTGAAATAAGGCTCGTGTACAGGAAACTCAACAACAGCAGTGTTGGGGGTATATTTGTCATCTTCAACATTATATCCCGAATCTTTTAGTTTGTCAACTAAATTTGAAGTTTTCGAGAACCTGATGCGTCTAATATAATACTCATCTTCCGGGAAGTGGATCCCGGGGGTGGAGCCGTTAAGTAGCGATACCGTTCCGGACGGCTTAATGGACGTCATCCGTACCGATTTGGGGATGCACAACCAGTTAGAATACTCTTCGTCAAGCTGCTTAACATAATCATAGGCCTTATCACACATATCATAGACTTGTCGTCGGCCGAACTTAGAAAATGCCTGAACAACCCCAGATTGAGATAGTCCGATCCTGCGATTCTTCAACATTTTCGCGTTTGTTTGAGGCCAGTGTGTGTTTGATAAAGTAATGGTCTTACCATATAAATATGCAATCTTTAAGGTACGCAAATAATCTTCCAAGTCGTCGTGCTTTGCTGGGTAGGTTTCCACCAAGCAGCAAAGCTCCGCGTCTTCAAGTTGCTGTTCAACGCACGGATTAAAGCCTGCAACATTTACATCGTCAAATCTTGGACCATCTTTAAATCGACCACGTGTTCTGGCGTTGTCGAGCCAAATATAGCCGGGTTCACCATTCTTTTGTGATTGCTTTGCGTGCCAAGAGTAATCCATTCCAACTTTTGCATTAAATGAATTGTTAGAGCCCCATCGATGATGATATAATTTTTCTTGATCGTTTTTCATCTGCAAATAGTGGGTATCATCGTACCTCCCCATAGCAAGTGCCGCAGATCGGCGTACATTCCCCGACACAACACATCTTCCAATAAGGTTTTCGGTGTCCACAAGATCAACCGACGTGATGGCCTCGCCAATTTTACTAGAGTACATTTCCTTTAAATTTTTATGAAGTTCCATGAGCGGCTCGGGACCACTAGAAGTACCGCCGAACCCCTTGATTTCTGCCCCGAGTTCACGTATTGCAGAATAATCAAACTTCGGTACCTTGCCGCCAAAGAAAAATCCATCCAAAAGGGAGTGAACCGAATTAACCCAGCCCTCGCGAGAGTCCTCAATAACAAGAACATCTCCCGTATATTCGGGCTCTCTAATGGTAACAGTGTTGGCGCCCTCGGTGTCAAACCCGACGCCGACGCCCACCATCAAGGCATCCATCATCCACGCAAACAAATAGCCACCCTTCGTGGCTAAATCCCGGGTGGAACGAAAAGCACAATTAAATAAACCAGCGGCGGTGCGCTCTTCAACAAACTTGGTCCCCATCATCCACAGGCCGCGGCCCGGTGGGGTCCACTTTAAATTAAACAATCGATCATACGCTTCTTTGGCTGTTTTTTGAGCCTTATTATCATTCCACTCCAGCCCAAGCTGGAATACATGTTGCTTTTGCATGTTAAACATGCCCTCAACAACTCGTCGGCAAGTTTGCCACCATTCTTCGGTGCCGCTTGCGTCAGGGTCAAATTCACTAAGGCGCCTCGAATATGTTCTCTTATATGTCACGTAGCCCAGTGGGCCCCAGGGCACTTCGGCGGCCTTATATGGCTCAACGAAAGTGTCTGATAGTCTAAATCTGCGTATGTTCTCGATTGTTCTCATTTATCATCTTCCTTTTCTAAATTTTTGATATCTATTGAACAAAATCTCTTTTTGCTCTTTCGCACTCAAGGGCAAAGGATTTTGTGGTATTGGATTTGTAGAAGTAGCTGCAGTACCGAAGGACTTTGAAAGTACTTTAATGCAGACATTCGAGGTGTCCATAAAAAGCTCATGCACAAATCCATCGGGACCATTTCTATTTTTTGCAATAAACATTTTACCTTTATTGTTTTGCTTATCTTCTATTGTTCTAGAAACGGTAAATATGAAGTCAGCCACAAAACACTTATTGAATGCCTCGGAAATTTGTTCCATTGTGATAACTTCCGCGTTGAGTCCGGAACGATTGGTCTGAGAAGCCGTCCAAATAGGGCACTCAAACTCTTGAGATATGGCTCTCAATTCTTCATAAATTGATTCCAATTCATTTCTTTTTTCTTTTCTAGCTGTGACTGGCTTGAGCAGATCCGCATAATCAACGATAATCATTCCCGGCCTGATGCCTCTCTTTAATAACCTCGACAGGTGGGATCTAATCGTGTTGGTGGAGGCTGATTTTGTAGGATATTCTTTAATGATCAGCTTGCCATCAATGTTTTTAACTGACTCATAGATTTCATCCTTAAAACTAGTTAAATCTGACAAGGGATATCCAGTAATACAGCTATCATAACGACTGGCGACAACCGTATCTTGCAATTCTAATGTGTAGTGGATGACGGTCCTATTTTCTTTCAGGGCTTCTGAGCCCAGATGTACCAAAACCATCGACTTGCCGGCGCCCGTGGGGGCAATAACAACGCCCAACTCACTCTTGCCTAGACCGCCGTTACAAATCTTATCAAGCTCATCCCAGCCGGTTGTTACCGGGTTTCTAAACTTTGGCTTAAATCTCTCTTCAAAGTCGGCCAGATAATCATATCCGAAATTATTTTCAGAACCAAGCTTAATGGCATCATTAATAACTTTGGAGATCTCGTCGAAAGAGCACGATTGTAGCAGATTTACGGACTTCATCATCGCCTCTTTTAACTTTTGCTTTCGACAAAACTCTAAGGCGGTTTCTTTGATGTAATCTACTTCGTCAATCTCTCTAGAGTGAATCATTGCAAAGTAATCTTTAACTTGCTTTTGAATCACATCATCTTCGCGATCAAGTTGAGTTCTGACAATCGATATAATTGCTTCCGGCGACGGATGCTTATTATACTTGATTCTATATTCCATGATCTTGCCGGCAAAGACTCTCAAATATTCAAGATCTAAAAAGTTGATATCTAGAACTTCTGTGATCTGATCGGCGAATGGGCGATCCTCAAAGATAAGCTGCACTAAGCCTTCTTGGAAGGACTTTCCATACCTTCCAAAGTCTACTCTTTCTGCTAACATAAATTCCCTCGTTCGCTATAGAATATAGCATTTTTTTCAGTAATAGTCAAATAATATATTTAGATTTTGCTTGCCAACTCTACGGCAGGTTTTTGAGCGGTATTAGTAAGTAGTAAACAGTATTTCCGTTTGCAAATCAATTATATCTCAGGTCGCAGACCCGACACATTCTATACTAATTTTGTTCAAAGATACCTTCAAATCTTCCCAATTTAACTCCCCAAACCCATCTTCGATCATCATCCCAAGTATGGCCGTTTTATTAAAGGAATACTCGAATTCAGTTATTGCGTAGTCAACCTTTTGTTTTGCCTGAATAGACATTTGCGGGGCATACAACTGCATCATGTTATAATTGTGTTCTATCAACTCTTTAGCTTCGACGACATTAGAATAAAATTTTGGTTTTGCCTCGGTGATTTCGCAATATCCAACCACATCATCAATAGAATAGGTTTTTTCTTCTGCCAAAAACGGTAAGCGTTTAGCTATTGTGGCCAAGCCGGCACCACGAACGCCCTTTAGATTATCGCTGGTGTCTCCTGCAATTGCTCTCGCGAGTGCCATATTCGTAGGATGTATCCCGATTTGCTCCGTGATCGTGTTCATGTTCATGATCTCTTTCTTAGTTGGTCTAAGCAAGATCGTTTCTTCATCGCAGAGCTGCATAAAATCCTTGTCATTCGAAACGATCACCTTTTGCCATCCATCATAATGTGGCATTCTGGTAATGTACGATATAACGTCATCTGCTTCAATTTCTGGCAGCATTGTCTGAACTATGGGCATCTCATTCACATATTCAATAAGGCGAGATTGCTGCCAAACCTTATTCTGCATCTCTTGATCATCAGTAAGATTATGGAAGGCTCTGTTTAGGCGAATTGGCTTGCGGCCGGCCTTGTAATTCTTATCCATGGACTTTCTTTTCTTAGAACCATTGGGTCCGTCCCATACAATAATAATCTCTTGAGGCTTTGTATCTCTTACGAGTTTTTGTAAAATCTTAATAAATCCCTTCAAGCCGCCGATTGGCTGACCATTGGCAGAGATTGAGGGGTCAACAATATAAGCCCTCAAGTAAGCGTTTAAGGCATCCACGATAAGAAGCCTTTTCTTGTTAGTGTTTGTCATAATTTATAACTTATTACAGGGGAGATGTCAAGCGTTTTATCCCGGTTCTGCATAAAATTGTTCCGCGGATCCTTCTCTTCGATCAAACTTTTGAACTACTTCTTCATCCATCAGCTTAATGATGTTGTTTTTAAATTCTTCATCCGCTTGTAGGATCTCGGTCCACTTGGATGGTTGAAACTTTTTCTCATACCCATCTGGCATCTTAAGAGTATACCACGCTCCAGCGCTGGTTAGGTAATCAGAACTCTTTACGGCATCAAACCAGCTTTCCTCGTCGCGGATGCCAATATCTTCGGTACCCCACAGGATACGGAAGGCACAGTTTCTGCCTTGTGTTCCAAAGCGCGATTTCTCTAGCTTAACTTTAACTTCGGATCCGATTCGGAACCCCTTTTCATCCTCGATGAAAGCAGACTTGGCTTTGCGGCCGGTGAGCCAGATGCGCAGCGAATACGAATAGTGCATCGCCTTGCCGCCGGGTGTCATATAGGGGGTAGTCATCGCAATAATGCGAGCGTTAGGGCCACTTGGAATATTTGTCTTAAGCTGGTTAAGCACAACAAACGTTGCCTGCTTGTCTGCAATAGGAATGATCAGCTTTGACATTCCCTTAGCGAGAATACGAGCCTTGACCGCCATCGAGGATTGAGGATTAAAGTCTCCCTCAACATCTGATACCGAAGGCGTCAATGCCAGAGAGTCCCAGATAAACAACAGTTGTTCATCGGTTGCCCCAAGCAGTTCTTCCACGGTTTCCAGCACAAACTCCACAGAGGACGCCTGAACGTACATTAAACGCTCTAGGTCGCATCCTGCTCGCTCCAAGAAGCTTGGGTCGATGGCAGACTCGGAATCGAAGTAGACGACCATCTTGCCCGTTTTCTGAGCGTTTGCGGCCACTTGCGCAGCCATGTAGGATTTACCGGTACTCTCCAGGCCTGCCAGTTCTGTGACCTTACCGACTGGAATCCCAGCTACCTTTCCTTTACATATAATAGAATCAAGCCATCGCGAACCAGTAGAGATCCACTCTTTTACTTCGGTTGGATTTTCTCCTGTTAGATCGTGAGCGACATTTCTGCCGGCTTTCTTATTAACAAGACTCATCAAGTCTTGCATTGATACTCTTCCAGCTTTTGTTTGTTTGGCTTTTCTAGCCATGTGGCCTCCTTGGCATAAATAAAATGGATGCAGGGGATGGATTTGAACCACCGACCTCCGGGTTATGAGCCCGACGAGCTACCAAACTGCTCTACCCTGAACATAAGGCGGCAGACTTTACACCGGTCTGCCAGCGGCTTATTCACTACTCAGTTGTAGTTGTTGTCTCAGTCGCATTACCTGTGTTTTCATTGGTTGCGGTAGTAGTTTCAGAAACTTCGACTGCACTTGTGGTTGTCTCGGCAGTACCTGTCGTGGTAGCCTCACTGACTTCCTCGGCCGGCGGCTCGAAAGTGCAAGTCCCATATGCAGTAGCGACCACTAGGGCCCCTGCCACAAAACTAACCTGGACCTTCCATCGGGCCAATTGCGATTTTAACCATTCCATAACATTCTCCTTTTCTGTGTTACATAGAATAAAGTGGTGCCCTGTTTTGCCGGGGCACCGCGGCTTTTCACTAAGCTCCGCTCATCAGATCGTTAAATGCCTTATCGACTTCACTTGCTCCCTTCGCATAGCGTACGCTCTCACTTGAGCGCTCCTCTGCAGATTTGGAGCCAGACATCTGTTCATCCAAGATGGCATCAATTTGATTAGGGGCGAGCCTTTCAAATAGACCATCAAAGTCAGGCATATTATCGAGCATACCGGGAATTGCCTCTTGATCTTCCAAGAGTGGCGATGTGTTGCGGCGCATTTTGAGATTAGTTTGGGGATACGCTCCCGGTCGAGTTGGCTTAGTGTACGTTAGCGTGATATCGGTGCCTTCCTTGAGGTCGGTGATATCTCCGTACTCCGGATCAAGAATGTAGCCAAGCAAAAGCTCGTAAGCTTGCTTTCCATAGCCATAAACCTTGATTCCTTCGTCTTCGTTACCACGAACAACAACAGGCGAGAAATATCGGGTACGCACAAAAAGACTCTTTGCAAGCTTCTTGCTCTCCTCATCGTTCTTGTCGACACCCTCGCGCCAAAGCGTTGAAGCGAACTCACAAATCGGACAATTCTCTCCAAAGTTACGCTTCGGGCACATGATACCACCCCTATGATCTCCCACGTTATAGTGGAAGAAAAATTCCTTCAACGGATCCCCATCACCAGTGGGTACGATCCGAATATCTTGATCTCCCTCATCTGGCTTAAACCAAATTGAAGGGCCATCGTTGTATTTTCCCTCGCCACGAAGTGTAGCGAGCTTTTGCTTCATTAATTCCATATTAATTGACATTATTTTCTCCTTTTGTTTTTAATAAAGTATGCCAAGCTTTCCTTGACATCTAATATAGCACCCTTGAACAAGCAAGTCAAGGGTTATTTTGTATTGCGTTAGTATGGGCAACGCAGAACCCAAAATCAGTTTCATATGGCGATTCATAAATCGCATATGTCAGATTCTTAAAAGCATTGGTTGATTTTTGTTTTAACTTTTCTATTATCCTTTGATGCAAGCCGCCGTCCTGTTCTAATTTTTCTTTTGATATACAGAAATAATAACACACATCCCTGCTCATGTCAAGCTCAAAAAACCATTTTTCTTGAACTTTATTGGTGTCCAGTCGGCCGAGGGTCCTTATTCTTTGTACTTCTGATGGGTGGCTTAAATTGCCAATGATTGGCTTTGTGTGATCAAATAAATTCTTATAATGAACACTATAATAAATAGTTTGATTTATGGTTTCAAAATACTTTTTAATCGGAACATCCCCAATTATTTGCTCTAAAACTGGATTACTAAAAATGGTGATCGAGTTAAATAATCCGCTTCGAGCATACTCCTGTAAAATTGCGAATATCGCCTTCTCTTGCAGCTTCATATTCCCTATCAACAGTTCCGTGTCTGGCTTGATGTAAAATAAATCTATTTTTTTATCTTTAATCTGCTGTAAAATGCATAGTGTATAGTTGGCACTCTTGCTGGCGCCACAAACAAAAACTTGAACATTTTCAGTGGCCTCTTTAAAAAACTTGGATAAATTTGGTATGTTTTTTTCATAATCTTCTTGTTCATCATAAGATTTCAACTTATACTTGAATTTGGTAGTCTTGTCAAATTCACCTGAAAGGCAATATACTTTATACCCTCTGTTTTCTTTAAAGTGGGCGGCGATTGCTGTGCCG